TCCGGATGTTGTAGGCTATATTGGCATTGGAAAAAGTGATGCTCAAATTCTTTCGGATAGTATGAAAACAGATTTAAAGAGCGTTGTAGACTATATCCAAATTTCAGAAGATGACCGTAATATAAAAGGATCTCCTGAACTTGTATTGTATCCATTACAGTCACGCAAAGTAGATGATATTATAATTACAGATCCTGAAGAGTGGAAACGGCATAATAAGTTTAATTACAAACATCTAACATCGCTTCCGAATACACGAAAGGATTTAGTAAACTTTATAGAGAATCGTACAGTGCGAGACCAGACTACAGGCTATTATTTGTCCAAAGATTTATAATACCTCAACAACAAGCGAGTCATTGACAACACTGACACTCACTGCCTTTCGGTGTACAACTACCTTCTGCTCCTTATACTGTACCGTAATCGCAGGAACCTCAGGAACCTCAGGAACCTCGGTCTTACTGGGATCTGAGATATCGAAACAGTCCGTAGATGTGTACCACAAACTATCCAAATATCTGTTTGCGGTTACCTTTACAGGGACATCAGGCTTCAACACACACAAAAGATGGCATCCATTATTTGCTAGGTGAATGTTAAACGTTTCGGGGGCATCATGACTGGTTCTCTTGTAGGACAAGACTGTTGAGAAGCCCTCAACTAGCACGTGGACATTGTTGAAGAGGGTAGAACCTTTTGCGACAGAGTTACCTACATTAAAAACCACCCCGCCAGTATAATCAAACGATCCATCAATATTGTAAATTTCTTCTTCAGGAACATCAATTGACATTTTACTTTATTAAGTAGTCCCATTTAAAATTTGTATAAGATATTCGACTATGTAAGGTTACAAAGAATAATCTAGAAAATATACAACACTTAAATACGAAACAACGGCAAACCCAAACATCCACCACCAGACCGGAAAGACAGTAGATTCTTTCTTTCCAGTTCCGAAAGGACGTATGCGACCTTGTTGTCCAAAGGCGATCGACGGCTTTATGTAAAGAAAGCCCGCGACCAAAAAGAGATATAGAGCTATCATCCAAAGCTTAGGATTTTTGCGTATAGTTGCTTCCATTATGATTTCGTCGCCAAAAATAAGTAGAGAGAATGTTCGTCCTACCAAATCGAAAAGCATTTTCAGATTCGATCACACGTATTTTTCTGAAGTACAGAAAGACCGATATTGATCCATTAGATACAGCGGATTCAGAAGAAGATTTATGTATGCGTCGAGGCGATATGTCTAAAAATTCAAGAGAGCTATTTTCTTATCAAAAAATTGTTCGTGAATACTTGATGATGGAAACACCCTATCGTGGTCTTTTACTCTATCACGGTCTCGGATCAGGTAAAACATGCTCATCCATCGCAGTCGCTGAATCTTTATTAACAAACAAAAAATGTTACATTATGTTACCTGCTTCCTTAGCTGATAATTACAAAGGTGAAATTCGTAAGTGTGGAGATCCTATTTATGCGTTTGAGCAATATTGGGAACCTAAGTCAATTAAAGGACCTGAGGATGTCGCACAAGCAAAAGCTATGGGTATTTCACAAACATTTTTGGATACAAATGGTCGTTACTTTATAACATCTCCGGATCGTCAACCTAATTTTCGTACTCTTTCGGCAGACATTCAAAAAGGCATTCGCGCACAAATTGATGATTTATTAGACCAACGGTTTACATTTATTAACTATAACGGTATCTCAAGCTCGAATATTGATAAAGTTCTTCCACCTGAAAATACACAGCAGTTTGATGACTCGGTTATAATTATTGATGAGGCACACAACTTAATTAACTATGCTGTGAATGATACAATACGCCGCAAATTATATGATCGTATTTATGCCGCAAGAAATTGTAAAGTAGTAGCTTTATCAGGCACACCAGTTATAAACAGACCTCAAGAAATTGCTTATCTTATGAATTTGTTGCGTGGACCTATTGAGCGCATTTCTTTACAATCAAAATCGGCAACGCAATGGGATGAAGCACTCATGACTTCATTTTTCCGTAAATTAGTAGATGTAGATACAGTTGAATACAATTCCATAAAACGTACGATTCTATTAACCCGTAATCCCCCTTATTTTGAAAGTCAGTATAACGAAAAGGGTGAGCGTATTGCAGTAAAGTACAATAAAGACGCAGACCAAGAGCCTGATATAAAAGCATGGGTCCAAACGTGGAAAACAAAGTTTGAAACTGCCTTTGGTGGAATTGAGTTACCGGAAACTGAAAAAATGGTAGTTGAGCAATTAGAATTGTTACCTACAAAGTTTGAAGACTTTATGAATTTATTTGTAGATGGATTATCTATTAAAAATTCAAGTTTGTTTATGAGACGTATTCAAGGGTTAATTTCTTACTTTAAAGGCGCAGATGAACGTTTATTACCCAAGCGATTAGAAGAAGAGAATACGTTAGTCAAAATTCCTATGTCACCTGAACAGTTCCAGCGTTATTTAGAGACGCGTTGGATAGAAGTTCAAAGAGAATCACGAAAGTCCCGCTCTCCTAACCTAAATGATGACTTTGGGTCATTCCGGATGACATCACGTCTTGCGTGTAATTATGCGATTCCGCCCGAATTAAGAACTACTGTGGCAGAAGGTGAAACTGAAGAAACAGTTGTAGAGAAATCAGATGTATTGGAAAAATTGAAAGCGGATCCTGCACGTTACTTATCTGAAGAAGCCTTAGCTAAATTCTCTCCAAAGATGTTGGCAATTCTAAAAGACCTAAAGGAACACGTAGGTGAGCCGGGAAAATTCAATAATCAATTCATTTATTCGCAATACAGATCTCTAGAAGGTATTGGGGTCTTTAATGCAGTCATGGATGCAAATGGATTCCAGCCTTATAAATTGGTAAAAAAGGCAGGTGTATGGTCGGAATCATCTGAAATGAAAGAAGGTGTACCTGCATACGGTGTTTTCTTGGGTGGTGCAGAAGAAGAACGTGAACTTCAAAGACAAATTTTTAATCAAGATTATGGAGATACATTCCCTCAATCTCTAAAAGATTCAATTAAAGAACATCGGCTGTGTGTATTTCTGGGTTCAAGAGCAGCTGCAGAAGGTATTACTTTGGCAGATGTACGCAGAGTTCATATTATGGAACCCTATTGGAATCCTGCGTTAATCGAGCAAGTCATTGGACGCGCAATACGTATTTGCTCACATCGCAAACTTCCATTAGATCAACGGGATGTAGTTGTCAAGTTGTATATGAGTGTGTTTACGCAAGAACAAACTACGACAAATGAAGGCCCAAACATTGTTCCAATTCGTCGAAATGATATGACATTAAAACGGTATGAAGGAAATGAACCGCGTGAAACGTTTATGAGCTCTGATGAATATTTGTATGAAGTCGCTTATGAAAAGGGGCGTATTGTTAAAAATATTAGTTTATTGATGAAACAAGCTGCAATAGATTGTGAAATTCATAGAAGATTACATGCAAAAGAGAAGCCTGTGATTCAATGTATGCGATTTGATACGACTGCTACAGGAGAAGATTTAGCTTATAAACCTGGATTTCGTTCTGATGATTTAGATACTTTGTATTTGCGAAATATACAGAGAAAATCAAGACGTCTTCAAATTGTCAAAGTAAAGGGATTAGTCTTCATATTAGATCCTGATACAAATGAAGTCTTTGATTCACCTGCCTTTCAGGATACTCGAAGATTAATTCGTCTAGGCTTACGAACAGCGCCAGGAGAAATCAGGTTTTTTACCTCAGTAGTTTCATAATATGGCATCAAACATTCAACGTGGACCGCGCAGAATGGATGCAGGTGATTGGATTCGTATCAAACGTTTGCAAGGTGGACGAACCTATTTAACTAAACAAGTAAGTGATGCAGATATGATAAACCCGCCACCAAGACTCGAAACAGGTACAAACAGACATGTATACACAGAATTTGGAACATCAAAAATTCGTCGTCCTGCTTCTAACTATACAGACTATGTAGCATCACAAACTGTTGATTATATTTTGGAATCAGGCGGACCTGGACCTGTTAATAAAAGATTAGTGGCACACAAATTGTGTACATGTGTAACAACAGATCCAGTAAAGCATAATGGTCTTTGTGTGAAATGTCAATATGATCCAATTGTTGTTCGCAAGTAAACTTTAGACATTCTAAACTAACAACCTTATAATAGAATGACAGGCGGATTAATGCAATTAGTTGGAAAAGGAGCACAAGATGTGTTAGTGACAGGAAATCCTTCCTTTACACATTTTAAAGCCGTTTATAAGCGGCATACCGAATTTGCGATGGAACATTTCCGACTGTATTTTAAAACTACAAATCTAAATCTTCCAACATCTGGTAGTTTAACCTTACGAGCAAAAGTTGAAAGGTATGCTCAGTTACTGCATGATTGTTATGTAAGTATAACATTGCCAGATATTTATTCACCTGTTGTTCCAATAAGTCCGACCACTGGTGTAACTAACTTAAATCCTTTGTCTCAAGCAATTGGATATGAATTTCAATGGATACGAAATGTGGGATATAATATGATAAATTATGTGGCAATTCTAATTAACGGTCAAGAAATTGCAAGACATACCGGTGAATGGATGAAATTATAT